GAGGATGTCGTTCCGCCCGACGTTGGTGACGACGTTGTTCTCGGTGCGCTCCCAGGCCTGGAACTGCAGCGGCCGCATCTGGCGCGAGAGATCCTCCTCCTGCAGGAGCAGCGCCTCGGCCAGCGAGCGCGAGGCAGCTGCTGCGACCATGTCGCCGCGGCGGATCGCCTCGAATTGATCGTTGACGTGGCGATCCTTCTCGAGGATCACCGCATTGCGCTGGTCCCAGAGCGTCATGAACTCCGGGGTCACTTCGACCGGCCGAAGGCAGGTAAGCGTCGCAACGTTGGGCACACGGCCGGCATCTTCCATGGAATCTCTCCTGTGAGGTGGGGTTACGCGGCCGTTGCCGCTGGCTTCTTCTCTGCTGCTGCGCCTGGCGGCGCCGGTGCTGGGCTGGCGGCTTTGGCGACCGCTTGCTTGACGAGGTCACCGATGATCTGCAGCGTGCGCGCCTGCTGGTCGATCTGGCCCTTCGCCTGCATCTTGTTGTTGTCGACGGCGATCTGGCCCTCGGTCTGCTGCTGCACCGCTTGCTGCTGCGCCTGCATCATCTGTTGCTGCTGCTGCGCCTGCGCTTGCTGCTGCTTCTCGAGATCCTCCTCGCTGGGCACGACCTCGTCGACCGGGAGCTCCATCGCGCTCGCCACTTCGCGCAGCAGCGCCGCGCGGCCCTTCAGCCCGATGATCTGCATGTCGACCGGGTTCGCCGTCATGGCGAGGAAGTTGGTGCGACGAGTCTGCGCCGACTCCTTGATCAGGATCGCAGCGGCACCGCGCGGGATGATGATGCAGTCGCCCTTGATGCTCTCGTCGGGGTTGTAGAGCATTTCATTGACGAAGGCCATGGTGATCGTCGGCTGGATCACGCGCATGTCGATGTTCCCGATCGCGCGCCGCAGGCCCTTCGCTGCGTTGTTCATCAGCATGGCCAGGCCGCTTGCCGTGTCGCCGGCGCCGGCCGCCTCGCCGTTGCCGTAGGTGTAGCGCGGCACGCCGGTCGCGTCGTCGGCGCGCTGCTCCCATTCAGCATAGACGCGCATCAGCTGCTCGCTGTGGTTGTCGATGTTGAAGAAGCCGACGCCGGGGTTCACGCCTTGTGTCGGGTCGCTGCGCAGCTGGTACATCTTCCAGCTGGCGATGTCGACCGACTGCTCGCCTTCGGCCAGGCGATCCATGTGGACCCAGCCGAGCGGGCCCGAGCTCGCGCCCATGTTGTCGGCCAGCGCGCACGCGCAGGCGTTGCACATTTGCTGGTGAACGGCGCAGAGGTCCGGGATCGAGCGGCCCCAGAACGCGCCGGGGATCTCGTCGTAGCAGGCACGTCGATACGGGCGCTGATTGAGCGGGTCAGGGTTGAGCGCGCAATAGATCACATACTTGCCGACGACGACGCAGTTCACCTCGTAGTCCTTGTCCGGCTCGAGATCCTCGCGTACGCCCCAGCTGGCCAGCTTCCAGCCTGGCACGCTGCCCCAGAAGTTGAGCGCGTCGATCACGCCGGGCGGCGTGAGGAAGAGGTAGGTCGTCTCCTTCTCGAGGCGCTGGCGCTCGGCCTCGGTCCAGAGCCAGCCCTCGAGGTGGCCGTTCGTGTAGTCGAGCAGCGCCGCCTCGATCTGGTCGTCGTTGTAGCCTGGCAGGCCCTTGAGGTCGAAAAGCTGATTGCGGAAGAAGCGCATCCGCTCGATGAAGTCGCCTTGCTGGCAGTCGACGGCGCCGACGCTCGGATACACGTCGAAGGGGCTCACGCGCTCCCATGTCTGGGCCGGATTGTTGGAGACCTGCGGCTTCCAGCCGTCGCCCCAGCTGAGGCGCTTGTGCCGCTGGTACACCGGGCCCTTCAGGATCGCCGCGGGGTAGGTGACGAAGTCCTCGACGAACGCATCCATCGAGGTTTCCCAATCGCCTTGCGCCAGGCGGTCGGCAATCCGGTCTTCCATCCGGCCGGCGCGCTTGGCGGCAGCCTTCTTGAGCTCTCGCTCGGCCTGCTCTCGGAGCTCCTGGCCAAGCTGCGCGACTGTCTCGCGAAACTCGCTCTTCTCCATCGTGACGCCGGCGCTCTGCGCCATCTGCATCATCACCTGCTGCGCCTGCTGGATCGACTTGTTGACGATCGACATCTTCAGACCCTTGGGCAGGTCTGGGATCGGTGTCGGGCTGATCGACCACGGGCGTTCGCCAGCGGGCAGCACGATCTCTCGGATCCACGCGCTCGCGCCGCGGCACTTCGTCTCGGTGAGGTCGGCCCACACGACATTCGTGCCGCCGTTCGCCTGGATCTGCGAGAGCGCCTCGGGGCTGTATTCGCCGCGCCTGGCGCGCAGGCAGTTGAGCATGCGCCGCTCGATCTTGTACTTCGCCAGCTTGTTGTCGCCCCAGGACTTGCGGATATGGCCGGCCAGGGCCGTTTCCGTCTGGGCGTTGCCGATCGACTGGAATGACGGCACCGGATCGGCGTCGCGCTCGATCAGCTGCTTCAGGCCAAGCTGACGGACAAGGGGGTTTGCTGCCATGCGGGAGCCTCGAGCAAGGTTGCGGGAGGCATCGGACGCAGCCGGCGTGCCGGTGGCGATTGTGCGGCGTGGCCGGTGGGCCGGCAAATGCCCCGGGCGGGCCGGTGCCGCCCGGGGGCTTTCCGCTACGGCTGCAATATGGGGCGGTTCTCGGTCGGTAGCGTCGGGCCCGTCGGCCTCTGCCTTCAAAACCTGTTGAGTCGCCCCTTCGGGTTGAATCGGTGCCAGCTAAACGGGCTGGCCCGCCGGGCATTGCTGCTGCCGGGGCCCACTGGTGTGGGCTATCGCTCGAGCGTTGCGGGATTCTGTGCTGCTCGCGCAGCTGCGTCAAGACGGCGAACATGGGCGCGCGACACGCTGAACTGTCTCGCGACCGTCACGATCGGCATGCCCTCGCGCACCGCGGCTTGAATGGCAACCTTGATCGGCTCGGGAATGCGCTTGGCGGTGTCGCGGTTCTCGCCGTTGACGCTCTTCGTGCACCACTGCAGATTCGTGTCGGCGTTGTTCGCCTTGTCGCAGTCTTTGTGATCCACCTCCGGCAGCCCGAGCGGGTTCTTGCAGAACGCGGCCGCGACAAGCTTATGCACCTTGGCCTGCGGTCCGTTCTTGCCGAGGTGCACCTTCAGGTAACCGTCGCCATCGCGCGCGGGCTTGAGGATGCAGCCGGCGTAGCGCACCATGCCCCAATAGCGGCGCACCATGCGGTCGACGCCGCGCACGCGCCCGGCGTCGCTGACTTCATAGCGGCCCTCGAATCCGGCGATCGGCACCCAGCGCTCAGCGTTCATCCGGGTATTCTGCCGGTCCAAATTACCTTCCGTCTAGCGCTCGGCCGCACCTTGGCGCTCACGTGCTTGCGCTCGATGAGCTCGGGCACGAAGCTGATCGCCAGGCTGTCGGCCTTGTCGGGGCTCTTGCCACCGTTCTTCTTCATGTCCTTCTTGCTCTGCAGCTGGATCCGAAACAGCGCGTCGTAGCCGTAGTCCAGGCTGCAGAGCTCGTCGACGAGCGCTTCGTCGTCGGGGATCTCGCCGGCCTTGAGCCAGTCCTTCATCTTCCCCCATGCCTCGCTGCGTTGGTTGAAGTAGTGCTTGTCATCCTTCGCCGGCACGCCCCACATGACCGGTACGAGCTCGGGCAGGTCCGGTGCGCGGCGCAGCGCGGAGTCGAGGTCGGCGCCGTTGCCGTTCGCGTCGTACGCAATGCAGCTGATCCCCTTCTCCTGGCGCACGAGCTCGACGACGCGGCCGCAGAGCTCGGGCCCGTCGAACCCGCTCAGGGCGACTTGATAGTGCACCTTCAGCCCCTGGCGCAGCGTGATCACGCTGAAGTCGTCGCCGAAGCGTGCCGGGTCGATCGCCATGATCTTCGGATAGGCGCCGTACTGCAGCCGCGACACGAAGCGCCGGCCGGCCTGCGCGCTGCTGGCGAGCTCGGGCGGGATGAAGTTGGCGAAGCCAGCGCGCGGGAAGAGACCGGCAACGCGCACGCGCACGAAGTCGCTGTCTTCGCCGTACTCGTTGATCCACTCCTGAATCTGGCCCTTGTTCGTGAAGCGGACCTTGCGGCTGTCAACGCGGTTGTACTTCCACGAGCCAGGCCGGGTGCATACGCGGTGAAAGCGCCCGGTCGTGCGTGTCGGGTTGCCGAAGGCAGCGAACACGATCTGCGTCTTCGCGTCGGTCAGCGCGCCCTCGGCGACCTCCCACACCGAATCGGCGATCGCGCTGGCCTCGTCGAAGAGCTCGAGGATCCGGCTGCCCTTGTTGTGCATGCCGGCGAAAGCCTCGGTGTTCTCCTCCGACCACGGCGTCGCGTCGATGCGCCAGGTGCGCGAGTGCTGCGGATCGGCGCTGTAGATCGCGGTCGCCGTCAGGACGAAGAGCTCCTTCGCGATAAACATCGCGTGCCACTTGGCGAGCTCGGCCCAGGTCTTCGTCTTCAGCTGGTCGGCCGTGTTCGCGGTGACGATGCCCTTCGTGTCCTCGTGCGTGCTGATCGCCCAGAGCACGAGCCACGACACCTCGGCAGACTTGCCCACTCCGTGGCCGCTGCTGATCGCCTCGCGGATCACCGCGCCGAGGTCGCCACCGGCCTTCAGGCCTTCGCCGATGCGGATCAGCTGGTCGCGCTGCCAGTCCTCGGGGCCCTCTTCGTCGGCGAGCGCCGTGCCTGGCACGCCCCACGGAAACGCCCACATGACGAAGCCGAGCGGGTCGAACTCGAATTCGGCCAGCTTCTCGAGGATCTCCTCGATCGGGTCGACGACGACATCACTCATGGGGAGGTGCCCGGCGGTGCGCCTTGATGAACACCGCCGGGCGAGTGCAGAGGGTTGGATACGGACGAAGAAACGGGCGCCCGGATTGAGCGGCACCCTCTGCTAGCCCTGCGCAGCCCGTCGCGTGCAGTCGTCGCGCGGGCCGCGTGCTGGGAGCGTTGGGCCCACGCCGAAGCGTGGCGCTCCTGCTGCTCAACGTTCAGCCGCCGCGGTACAGCGTGGTCTGTCGTGCCACGGTGCCCGGCGCGCTCATGGCGTAGTCGTCGGGCGTCGGCGCCGGGTAGCCGACCGCGAACTTGCGCTGCTCGGCCGGTGCGCAGTCGATCACTCGCTGCGATCGCGCGTGGCCGGTGCGCTCGCTGGCGGCGCGCGTCTGACCGATGCCGGTGCATTGATCGCGGAAACGCGCCTCGTCGGGCAGGGGTCTTTTCAGCATGTCATTTCTCCTTTGCTTTGCGGCGCTCGCGCGCTGCCTTGAGTCGGTCGGCGATCGCACTAGCCAGCGCGTTGACGCCTTCGTCGGCGTTTCGGACGAGCTTCTTGTGCTCGGCAAGCAGTCTGATGGCCGGGAGCGGATCGCGCAACTTGACCCGCTTGACCTCGCCGGTCTTCTCGCGCTTCTTGCCGGTGCCGGTGTAGGTCTCGGTGACCTCGACGCCGGCGATCGCGACCGAATGCTCCTCCTCGAGGTCGGTCAGCTTGCGCATCAGGCCGTTCTCGTCGAAGAGCGCGCGGACGTCGACGCGGGCGAGCATCGCAGCGCGCGCCAGGATCTCGTCGACGTCCATGTGCAGCGCCTTGTGCTTCTCCTCGATCAGCACCTTGATCCTGGCCAGGATCAGCGGGTCGCGCATGAACAGGTGCGCGCGCTGCTTGGCGCTCTTGGGCGCGAACCCGGCGGCAATCGCGGCCGCGGCGGCGTTGTGCGGGCGCGCGACCATGTGCAGGCAGAAGGCCTCATGTTGGGGCTGGAGCTTCTGCAGGACGTCGTTCGGTCGCGCGATGGCCATGTCAGTGCAAGCGGTTGGGCAGCGCCAGGTCGCGCACCATCTTCGCGTTGATGCGCCCGACGAGCTTGTGATTGAAGTCCATGATCACGCGCTGGATCGCCGCGGTGACGCTAGTCCAGTTCACGCGCTGGACGTCCATGTGACCGAGACCCTGCGCCTTGATGATCGTCTCGACGGCATCGGTCGCGTACTGCTGCGCCGCCTCGAGCGTGGGAGTGATCGGCTTCGCCGTGGTCCAGTTGACGATCCGCGTCGCGCCGCTGGGCAGGAAGAGCAGGAAGCCTCCGATCTCGGGCTTGCCCTCGTCGCTCTCGAGCTCGATGACCGCGCACTTGCCGCGGCCGGGGTGGCGCGGGTGCAGTCCGTCGTTGCGTTGCTCGGTCATGGATACCTCTCGAATGCTTGGTCAGCGAGCAGCCGCTCGTGCGCGTACTGCCACAGATCGTCATGCTCGCGTGTCTTCCAATTGTCCAGCCAGGGGCCGCCGAGCGTGAAATGAGCGATTGCCGGCAGCTGCGGCTCAGGCTCGACGCCGATCAGCCAGTTCCAGCGCGGCGCGAGCTCGCCGATCTCGTTGCCGTTCAGCCAGCCGAACCCATGCAGGTAATCGCGGTGCCGCGTGTTGACGTCGTGCAGCGTGAGGCGCCGGTTCGCCGGATGGTCGCAGTTCCACAGGATCACGCTCGACCAGTTTTTGCGCGGGTAGTCGCGCTGCACCTGGCCATCCATCTTCGTCGGGTCGACGAAGGGCCGCGGCGCATGCTTGACGACGTGCACCGCCTTCGTCGGATCGCCCACCAACGTGCCGACGTCCTCGAGAAACACGACGTCGCAGTCGGTGAACAGAACCCAGCCATTGAACAGGATCGGCACGAGAAAGCGCGTTAGCGCGAACGCCGTCGACTGGTCGACCCCGCTGAGGATGTCGTAAATGCGGCCGTCGCGGCGATCGACCGGCCGCGTGAAGATGCCGCGATCGCGCAGATCCTGCTCGACCAGCGGCTCGGCGCGCAGGTGCGAGCTTCGCCAGAGCGAGTGCGCCGCGACATCGTAGGCGCGCTGCTCGCGTGGGTCGTGGCCGATGATGACGCGCATCACGGGGTCATCAGGTAGTCGCCGCTGAGCTCGCCGGCGATGGTGTAGCCGATCTCCTGCAGCAGCTGCACCGCGCCGAGGGTGTTCAGGCCGAAGCGATCGCTCGCCATGGTGCGTTTCTGCTCCACCATGATCACCGGCCGGCAGCGCCGCAGCGTGTCGATCGCGCCGCGCAGCACGTTCTCCTCGTAGCCCTCGCAGTCGATCTTGATCACGTCGACGTCGGGGAACTCGAACGAGTCGAGCGTCTCCATGGGGATCTTTCCCTCGCCGCTGACCCAGCTGTCCCCCGAGCTCGTCGGCGCCGTGTGGATCGAGACAGACCCCTCACCGGCGCCGAGCGCGATCGCGTGCAGGTTCACCCGCGTCACGTCCTCGATCCCGGCCATGACGTTGCGCTCGAAACACTCGCGGTGCAGCGCCACCGGCTCGAACGCCTCGAGGTGCTGGCACGCCGGCGCCAGGTTGAACGACCACAGGCCAATGTGCGCGCCGACGTCGACGATGCGGCGCAGCTGGCCCTTGACGCGCACCGCCTCGGCTAGCAGGGCAAGCTGCTTCTTCCCTTGGTAGGCGGCGCGGCCGTTGATGATCATGCGAGCCTTCGGCGTGGCCATCCACTGCGGCAGGTGCTGCTCGCCGGCAGGGAACCACCAGCCATCAACGTACTTGATCTGGCTCATGTGCAAGGATCTCCTCGAGTGCGCCGACGACCTCGTCGACGGTTATAGCTTCCATCGAGCGACGGCAGCCGGGACAGTTCATTCGGTTGCCGCACGCCTGGCCAGCGTGCCGCAGGTTCTTGTGCATCGCGTAGCCGGTGAACTCCGGGGCGATGAACTCCGACCAGATGATGACGCCAGGCACGCCCACGGCAGCAGCTGCGTGCATCAGGCCGCCCTCGGTGCCGACGAAGGCCTTGCACACCGAGAGCACCGCGGCCGCGTGGCGGAAGGTCGGCGTGATGGCCAGCTTCGTGCCGAACAGGTGGCCGCCGCCATTGCCGGCGCTGCATTGCACGAACTTCGTGCCCGGCATCGCGTCGACAACCTGCTCCCAGCGCCGCCAGAGCCACGCCTTGTTTGTGTGCCCGATGTCCTTCGTGTTGGGCTCGATCATCACCATGCCGCGGTAAGGCTCGGCGAACCGGAGCTCGTCGAGCGTGAACTTGATCTCGGCCGGCCGCGGCGTGTACTTCTTCCATTTCCAGCGCAGCGCCAGCTTGGCCAGGATGTATGGCCGCACGCCGGGCCCGTTCAGCAGCTTCAGCGCACCGGCCTCGTAGCGCGGCAGGATGTACGGCAGCCCGTTCCACAGGTCGATCCACTGCGCGCGGCCATGGCGATCGACGATCGCGACCTTCTTGCCGGCTGCCATC